AGATACTATAAAACCGAAAGAACGCAGAAAACTTTCTTTTAGCTCTGGGTCTCTCAATTGGTCAAAATCAATCACAATTTCTTCTAGTTTATCTTCGTTAATTTCGTGTTGCATAGTTACAGTATCCCTGTCGTAATTATAAATAGTGATTTGTAAAAAATAAAGCCGGGAGCATTACTCCCGGCTTTGATGATCTGTAGTTAACTTGCAAATTGTAAGGGTAGGTGTGAGGGGAGAGACCTTGTTTTATTTTCTATAAGCTTCTTCAACAGCTTTATTCTCGGCCTCTATTTGTTTTGCAAGCCTTTCTACAAACCATTTTCTAAGTCCTAGTGGTAAGCTGTATGCCTCTGTAAAGCTCCAGCCACCTTTGTATTTGAGAAAGAAAAACTGTTCGTAAACGTTTTCCATGTACTCATCGGTTAGGCCAAAAAAAGTCCGTCGTAAACGGCACCTCCAATTCTGAATTGTATCCACAGTGCATGCACTCAAACAACTGAGTCATATCTACATTAGGAGTGATTGCTTTATAAATAGTACGCAAAAATCTAGAATCCCTTGCTGGCATGTGATCCACGAAATAAGCAATGTTTTTTGGTGTACTATCGCCATTTACTGCTATGATAAACGTTCTCATTTGTGATGTAAGAGTGGGCTCAGCACTGATTCCGGCCCGCTTGTTCATACGATTGTTGCGAGTCATTAGTGCCTCGTCTTTTCCAGTCAGTAACTTTACCTTAACGGTAACATTTGACTGCGGTAGCTCAACGTTGTAGTATGAGCCTTCTCTAGTAACTCCTGCAAATCCCTCTGGTCGTTCTGTAACTGATACTTCAGTCAAATCAAACGTAGCCGTTGAGTTTTCCCCGCAGTGCGGACAAGTTACTTTTGTTGTATAATCACTGCCATAGCCTGACGAACGAGCAGCGACAAGAATAGCGTTCTTGTCACCAATGAGCATATCTTCTGGATTTACTCTCTTGTCGATCAGCAGGTTAGCAATCATCTTGTCTAGTGCTACGCCTTTCTTAAGCAAGGCCCTAGACGTAAGGATGTCCTCATCCTTGGCGGTCATTTGACGAATTTCTAGTGTTTCAACGCCATTCAGAACATGGCCCTCTGGGTAGAATTCGCCTCTTGAAGGTAGCTCCACAAACTCCGTTGGTGCAACAAACTGAAACGGCGAACCTGAGTTCGCTGGACCAGTAGCCTGTGTTACTGCGGGGGTTTCAGTGGATGCATCTTGTGCTGCGCCCGGTGTGGGCTGCAGTCGATCATCATTATTTCTTGACAAAAATCACCTCTCTTTTAACTTGTAATTGTTGGTTGTCAATTCTAACTTGAAGTGCTCGTGTGTGGGTCAGTACTACCATCGTCAGCCCAGTATTTCTTGGAACCGGGATTTCTCTTCCCACCGCTGGTGGTAGATGCACCTTCAGTACCGGGGGTTTCAAGCATAGCCCAGTCATACTGAAGCTCAAGTTCCATTTCTGTTAAGTCCTCAGAGGAGTAGTCCAGTGAACCGTAGTTAACTTTGGAAATAAAGGCATTGTGCAGTGTCCAGCGTTCTAGTGTCTGACCGTCCGCATCGATTTGGGAAATTGTTACGGTCCCAAGATTTGTAGTGGCCAAAAGCTTTGACATAGAAGTAAGGTCGTTAGCTGTACCTGGAGGATGGTAGCCCGCAGCTGTGATGATATCACTGAAGGTAGCAGCCATGTCAGGCGATGTGGGATCAACAATCTTCATGCTGATTGGTTGCCACGTGGTCTTGCCAGGAAACCTGAACTTATGGTTCAAGTAATCGTGTTCTGTAACACCAATCTCAAAACTGGGCTTGTCTACGGTCTTTGCGTACCACATAAGTGATCCGTCCGTAGTTGAGTTCACGTTGGAAATACTAACGTGAAACCTAAATCCTCTTTTTGGGTCTTTGCCAAGGGCCGAGCCTTTTTGTGTCCAGAATGCCATTTTATTTTGTCTCCTTACAATTATATAGCTTTGTTGTCAGATTTGTAGTCTTTTTTTCACCCTTAGTCATCGAAAGAAGCACCGGTGGGCATAATGTTGAAATCAATAGCGATGTATTCAATTGCTCTAGCAGGCTTAAGAAGAATCTTAGCATACAGAATATTCTGGTCGATCAAATCCGGGGTGGTAGTGGTTTCATCGAGAATCAGTCTGTATTCAGTTAGACCAAATTGTGCCTTTGTTGCCGCAAGAATTGGGTCAACCAAGCCTCGGAAGCGGAGCCAAGTCTGCTCGACGTTTTGGTCGAATAGTACTTGTGTCGCAACTCTAGAGATCTCCTTCTTGAGGAAAATCATCAAACGGCGAACGTTGACTCTATCAAGAGCACTTGGTGAAGCCTGAAGTGTCTTCTGTCCAAAGATTACTAGACCCTCGTTAGGGAACTTAGCAATTGGGTTAACATTGTTTTCGTAAAGATCGTCACGATCCTTGCGTGAAAGTCGCTGACGGGCAGTTATTACGGGAACTCCTGCTGAGCCGTCTGTAAGGCCGCCGCGGTTGAAACCTGCAGGGGCAAACCAGACTGCACTGGCTGCTTCTGAAGAAGCGAGGGTACCCAGAGCAACAACAGAAGGCGGAACCCAAACATTAGAACTGTTTCGGGTGTCGCGAATCTGAACCCACGGATAGTAGCATGCTCCGTAGCTTGTGTCGAGAAGGCGGCTCTTCATGCTGCTGACTGCCTGAGCTACACTACCTCTCCTGTTAACGTCAGTCGCGGTTGATTCCGTTCTTGGCGTGTAATCGTTTTCGATATCGATAATCGCGAGTGCATCGCCGCGTTCCTCGCACACCTCTGTCATGTACTTAGTAAGTCCAGCTGTCTTGAGACCGGGCATTGAAATAAGATTCATTTCAATAAACTCAGGATCTGATACTGCGGTAATTGCGCGGTGTACTGTGTTGTATGCGTAGTTAGAATACTGGTCACCAGTTGCCAACTTAGCGTTGTTGAATGGCTCCATTTCTGTGATGTCTACACCATCGAATCCGCCGTGGAAGACTGTCGTAAATCGGTTGTAGCCAAGGTCAAGAAGTGCTGCTGAACCAGAGCGGGCTGTGTATGATGAGCCTGCGGCTGCAGCACCGAGTGAGCGAGAGCCTGAGACGTAGTTCATGCACTTAAGCGAATTATCGAAAGTTAGATCATCTAGTGTGAACTGGAATGATGGCTCTGTACCGCTTGATAGTGAAGCATCATATGTATCCTTGCCTAAAGCTTCATCAATAGGCAACAGATAATCAACTGTGCTTTCATCGTAGCTTGTTGAGCCGGAACGGTTTGTAGATACTCCGAAATATGCATTTGTCTTGTCTGAAAGGCCTCCATCGAGGGAAGATGAACGCATCATAAGCGATGGGAACTGAACTGAACCTGTGAATTGGCCATCCGTTCTGAGAAGGCCGGATGTCGCAAGTGGGGCAGCGCGTGGGATGACGCCAAGTCCTGATAGCCAATATGCGTTACTCTGGGCGGCGGCATTGGAGTGGGTGGAGTCGAGGTGACGTGGAGAAGATGTGACTACGCCACCGATCACGGCTCTAATTAGCCTAAATCCAACAGGGCGTGGAGGCCCAAGGACACCGAATGGAAGCAGTGTAGGCTCTGCCGCACCATTGTCAACTACAGGGTCCATCACAACACGAATATGAGATGAATTGTTAGGGTTATCTCCATATTCCTTGAAACGACCTTCTGTATCAGACCACTCCATGTACATATCACCAATTCTTCTTGCAATGTAATTTGGTGAATTAGGGTCAAGGTTACAGTTACTAAATCTCTCTACTACTTGTACTTTGTTATCGGTGTCTTTCAATGAACGAAGGACAACCGAGAATGTTCCATATGGTGTAATGTCTGCATTTGGACTAGCCTTGATGTCTTCGATTGACACCTTAAACTGACGCTGGGTTGAAGTTCCAGCTTCTAGTCCGCAAAGTCTGAAAAGCTTTTGCTGGTCTTGCACGCGGAAGGTGCTAGCAGCGGTGAGCAGATCCTGCCCAACGAACCAGCCAGTCTTACCGTTCTGGTATGGCATGTTTTGGTTGTGGAATCCATAGCTGCCCTTCTTAAGGCCGGCAATGCATGCCAAGTTTACATCATTAGAAGCTGCTCCAGTAATTACTGTTCTGACGCTCTGATCGTAAGTTTGGCCAAGCCAGTATGTCTCAACGTCGGCGGTGGGAGTAAACCTAGTGTTTGTCTTCTGTGGGTTTGTATTAAAGACCTTTCTGATGTAGAGGTCTGAAGACCTGTTAAAGTTAAAGTTTGTTGTGTGAATTGCAGTACCAGCGCTGTTGCGGATCACTGCCTTCAATTCATGGTGAGTCTGTCCACTCTTGATCAAGACTGAAGAACCCGTGGTTGGGGCGCCTAGGCGGTTGCGACCAGAAAGCTCAATTGAGCCCTGGTTAAGATACCAAACAGCTGCGAGAGTTCCGGGGGAGTCGCCTGCTGTGCCTGTTCCGCCGGGGATATCGACAGCCGAAGCAGAGTTGAACAAGAACAGTCCGTAAGCTCCACCACTAGAGCCTTCATTAGCAGCATGGCCCTTTGAAGTAGCCCATCCAGCAGAAGCGCCGGCGGCTCCAGTCTTATTACTGTTTTCGGTACCAAGGAGTCGCATGACGTTTACTGGTCCTACCTGAGCGGCGAGGTATGCCTGTGCAGCATATGCACCGTATGTAGGGCCGGCAATATTACCTTGCCTCCAGAGGTCGCCGCCTCTAAATCCACTAACTGGATTACCAAATGTTCTCACGTAATCTCCAAAAGATTCCACGCGAATAGGACGCATTGCGGGACCAAAGGGAGTACGACCAATAATTACCGGACCTACTGCTGGTGCAGCCGGCTCTCGGAATGACTGATCTACTTCTTTAATGAAAATGCCGGGAGAGACGAATCTGAACTTCTTTACTGACATGTTTGTTTAACTCCTTAAAAACTTTTTATTTTTCACAAAATGCTCGTTGCATATATTGAGCCTTATCGTATAGTAAATAGTAGCTGTTTGGCTCAATCTCCATTTTACTCTTTATAAAATTGACCCTTGTCTTCTTCGGGGTGTGGGTCTTCAAAAATAATACGCTCGCGTGGAAGGCGAACTTTGACAATGTTCTCCTTTTTGGCGATGAGGGGCCCTTCTTGGTTGTGCTCTTGACCAATAAGATATGCTAAAACACGAACTTCGAATTTTACAGTGTACATTCTCTCTTCTTCACCCAAGTCAGAAACATTGCTTTCTGTTGAAAATTCTTTAGGCATAAAGGCCTCATATATATGGCCATCCTTTTCAATTTCAAAAATACTCCAGTGGCCTGTCCGAGTCAAGAAAGGAGTAAGCATTTCATTAATGTGCTGCTGATATTGGGCCTTTAGCACAACAGAATAGTTTACATTAACGTATACAGGCATAGGAACTGTAAAGGTTTCATATACGATCTCTTTGTTCTCGACTGGGTAGTTTAATTCACCGTTACCTGTTGTGCCAAGTAGAGTGCCGTTGAGAGCGTCATACCTTCTGGCATTATTCGCTGACGCGAACTGTGAGGTTTTATCCTGTTTAATCCTTCTTGCAACAACCCACTCGCCACCATTGACAGAATCTAGCGGAGCGCGGGTGGCAACAATTTTACCGTGCTGGGAAGGATCTTTGTTGACAGATGTTTTTTCTACAGTGATGATCGGCATCTTGATTCTGCCTTCTGAGTCTCTGAGATCTTTATCGTTTTTGATCTGAAAGGCGCGCTCGGCAGAGTTCCAAATAACCGGTACCTTTTTTGCCCCTCCATCTGTAGTGGCATAAATTTCTAGGCCATCTTCAATGAATTCAAACATAGCACGATCAACTGTTTCTAGAGTTGATGGAGCCATATATAAATCAATGAGTTCTTGCTCATTTTTTTTGTTGTTACGTACTGGACGAGCTTTTGGGGTACCAAGAATCTTAACTGCCATCGAAAACTCCCTTACGTGCTCTAATACACTTTGCTACAATTTCAAAGCGATGCTCAATTTGGCCAAACAACTGGTTTGGTTCCTCTAAAGTCACGATTTCGTAGTAAATATTACCATATAGTAGAAAGTCACCCTCGCGCACATATAAATCTTGATCTTCAGTTAATCTACGCTTGTGAAAATGAACTTTGATACTGGCGTCCTTGTCCAGTCCTACGCCGGCAGTATATTTAGTGGTAATTCCTTCGAATTCTACAAGAGCATGCACGCGCACTGGGGACAAAAACGTTTTTCTTAATGATTCGCCGTAAAGATCATGAAAGTTGGTATGTTCGATATCAATAGGGTAGTATACAACAGTTTGACCAATTACTCTTTCGATTAATTCGTCGTTTACCTGTTTTACTAAGTCTCTTTCAG